ACAATCTATTCAATGACTTCGGTCAGTTATTCAATGGCAGACAAGGCTTCAGAAAAGATTTTGATCCTGATTTCACAAAGAATTACAAAACAAAAAAACTTAACCCAAATTATATTTACAACTTAAACTAAAGGAGACACTATGCAAATTAAATTAGGAGATATGATAACAGATGAAAAAGGTAGAACTGGTGAGATAATCAATATCGGTATCGCAGTAAGAAAAGAAGATATTGCTGCTGAAGATGATAACTCATTAAATGCTAAAGAGTATGATACTGATCTAGGATATACAGGTGCAGTTACCTTTGGCTCTAACTGGTGCTATTTTGCTCAGATAAAATCTGTATCAACAAAAGAAGGTTCAGATGTTGAAATTGCAGACGAACAAGAGATTGAGTGGTGGAAGTAATGAACGGATATTTTGCTGTACAGTTAGATAAACAAAGTTGTAATGTAGTTAAGAAACTTGCTACAATGCCTGTACTTGTTTCAGATCACGTTACACTTGCTTACAATCCAGATAATAATATTTACAAAAGATACATCAAACTTATAGATAAAAAAGTAGGTGTGTTTATTAAAGGCTACAGATCAAACGACCACATTGACGCATTATGGGTTGATAATATGTTTGATAAAGATGGCAACAAAATTAAAAGAAATGATAAAGGTGCTGCTCATATTACCTTGTCACATAAACAAGGTTACAAACAAGGTGACGCAAATTCTATGTTTACAAAACCAGATACAAACATTAAGAAGTATGGTTACGTAGAAGGTAAAATCAAATATATAGGAAGATAATATGGCGTTATTATATACAAAAAATACAAGTGGTGCTATTCGTAGATTACGAAGAAAGAAACCAACTAAAGAATATTTAGTTGCTCTTGCTAAACACGTACAATATTTACGTAAACTAGGTTTTAAAGTTGACGCAAAAGGCAGAATAAAATTAGATAAGAAAGGTAGATATAAAATCAATACGTTTGTACCCTACGAAACCCCTAAAAGAGTATCTATTCCTTTGTCTAACAAAATGGGTAGTGGCGGTACTAAACCAGATAACTCTTGGAAGATTGAGGTGAGTAAAAGATTTACTATTGCCCCAGCTTACAACAAAGGACCTTATCAGGTCATTGCAAAAGAGGATATCAAAACAGCAGGAAGGAAAATATAATGTGGAATATGAAAAAATCATTGCTATTTGCTACGTTATTAGTTGCAGTAATACTAGTATCAATGAATATGGCAAGTGCAAATCCAGTAAGTAACTGGTTGACAAATGAGAAAAACAAAATTGTTGAGTATCAAACAAAGAGTTGGGCAGATAGTAAAACCCAATTAACAAATACAAAAGAATCAATATTAAACATGTTTAGGAAGAAAAATGCTACACAAGATTAGTGATTTTTGTAAGAAGATTGATAGTATCAAAGCTCAGGCAGATAAACTGTACACTTTAAAATACAGACATCCAAAGACGCCTGAGCGTGACGCTGAGTGCAATCATCTTGTGGAAGATATACAATCCATGTGTAAAATTGTCAGTAGCGACACAAAACCCTATGATTTATAAGGGTTTTTAACGCTTGACAAATAGACAATTGTATGATAGAATTAACAAATAAACTAACAAAAGGACTACATTATGATGACTAAAGAACAAGTATTTGAAGAATTTAAGATTGCAAAAGAAAAAGATATTGCAAAATCAACAAGTGAACCACCGTATGAGAATGTGTTTACAAATAGACTTAACGTGTTGAAATCTCATAAGGATGCTAAGAAATCACATCCTAGATCATACAGACATTTAGATATTAATTTTGATAATCTAATACTTGCTTACTCGGCACCTGTACCTGTAGATCATTTTTATAAAACTGTATTCGGCAAATCTTTATCACAATATACACATGATAAGAGAATTGAAGACCTTACAGAAAAACAAAAAGAAAAAGAAGCTGCTAAAAAATTGAAAGAAAAAGAAGATGAAAAAACTGTTGTATCTATTAACTAGTTTGTTGTTGCTCTCTAACTGTACTAGCATGAATCAATCCACTATTGGTGCGTCCACCACAGCGGTTGTTGCTGGTACAGCGTGTTATACGTATTTGAGTGATAATCCTGCTGTTGTGGCCACGTGTGCTGTTGCAGGTTCATTTAAAGGCGCTGACTTCATGTCAGCAGAAACAGACGATCAACTTATGACGAGGGCTTTTGTAGATCATTTAGACAATGCACCTAATAGTCCTGGTTTTACTACATGGATGAATCCTAAAACTAATAGTAATGGTATTATTAAGACTACAGGTTTTTATCTAAAAGGACCTATCAAGTGTGCTATGGTTGAAACTACACACGATCAGAATTTAGACAATACAAGGTTCTTTGATTCAATACTATATGGTAATCCGTATAGACAAATGCAATGGCATGAAGTTTGTAAAATGCCTGATGGGAGATGGATGTATGTTGATTAGATTATTTTTTATATTACTATTTGCTACAAGTGTATATGCTGAAGATAGTTTTGAAAACACAATGAAGAAACTAGAGGCATTAGAAAACAATTCTACAAAGGTTGAATATGATAAGATACAACCTATTAAGGATCAATATTGTTTTATAAAGATACAGATTAAAGAATTAGACAATGGGGAGATTGTTAAACAAGAGGTTGTAGAGTGTGCTGACGGTAGAAAAGCATATGACGGACCTAGTTATTGGGAGTTGTATGCTCAATTTTACTATAGAGATATGTTTACACCTGCCTATTGCAGATATTATGAAAGGCCGAAACATGCCTATCATAAACCTGGCAAAGTTTGCCTTGATAAAGATGGTAATTGGGAGGTAAAAAAATGATAAGAGGTCTACTGACACTTACAATTTTATGGGTTATCCTTGCTTTTGCATGGGATCCATTTACATCAATAGTTAATAAAACACAGGCTGTTGACAAAACAAAAGATATAGTATATAATGTGTTTAATAATGTAAAGGAGAAGGTGAATGAGTAAAGTACTCAAATATATAATGATAGGTCTTATGGGTGTTACACTTGCAAATTGTTCAAGTAGTACTTATAAGATAAAACAAGAGAAGGACAAACAAGTCCTAAAGGTACCGTCTTGGTATATGAAAGATTATAACGAGAAAAAAGAATGTGGTACTAAAACGTTCGGCAAAGGCAAAGATAAAGTTTGTATCTTTGGTGTCGGCACAAGTGTTTCACCAGATTTAGAACTTGCAATTGAAAAAGGTATGATGATTGCAAAGGCTGAACTTGCTGACAAAGTAAAAGGTGAGATGAATAAGAAAGCAAAAATATTTACTACAGAATTAGGTAAGAATACTAATAAAACTGTTGTAACAGATGTAGAAACTACATTGGTAAATATAATCAAACAGACGCCTGTAAGAGGTTATGAAGTATTTGCACAAGAGGTAACTCTAACAAAGAACGGATACTACAGATCATGGATTGGTTTAAGATTACCTATGGGTGAGTACAATAAGATGTACAACTACTCTATTGAAACTGTTGTTGACGCTTTCAAGTTAAAAGAAATGGCTGATAAAGCTTATGATGAGGTTGAAATTATCGCTAATGACTCATAAGATTGAAATATACTCAAAGCCTAATTGTGTCTATTGCGAGAAATCAAAACATCTTGTGAAGTCACTAGGCTTTGAATACGAAGAAAAGATGTTCGGTAAAGATTTTACATCTCCCGAACAACTTTACGAGGCCGTAGGTAAACAAGTACGAACTATGCCTCAAATTATAATAGATGATAAACATATCGGTGGGTATAACGAACTAATTGAATACTTTGCTGATAAAGGTTTAGTAAACTTTAAAGGTGAGAAAATATAATGGCAATATCAGATTATTCTTCACACGATTGGCGTAAACATACAGATGACGCTGTTGTAGTAGATGAACATGGTACAATTATTAGACCTGTGAATGATTTAAAAGTTAAATTTACAGATCCTAAAGACTTAAAACCATACGAAGTTGACATATCAAGGTTAATAAGAGTCTTTGTCAACAACATAACAGCTCATAGAAGGAGTGTTAAGTAATGCACAAATTAAATACTGTTTTACTTTTAGTACTACTGACTATAGCAGTATGTAATTCAATTGCTATCAAAAAACTCAATGATGAAGTATTTTGGCCTGAAGGCATAATGAAACCTATGAATAAATGATGACAGACAAAGAAAATCCAGATAACATAATATTGTTTCCTAAAATTCCTATGAGAAGACCTAATCAAAAAGCAATGGAGTTAGACGCTAAACGACAAGAGATGATGAGATTACAACACAATAAGGTTTACGTACAGGCTATAAGTGAACAGTTAACAGAATCAATGTTATTGACATTAAGAGATGAAAATATTGACATAACAACTAAAACGTTTTTAAGTGACTATAAACTATCACTAGAAGCAATTAAGTCTATGTTGTTGAGGGTTGTACATATGAAACACCCACTACAAGATAGAGTAGATAGATCAATAACAACAAAAGGTGAAGGTAAAGACACATATGCTATTACTATTGACTATACAAAATTTTAAGAATTCCATAAAGCACTTTGGGGTAGTTGCTAATGCTGGCAAAGTTAGTAACTTTAATCAATGCCATAATAGAAGGAGTGAATTGAATGTTTAAATCATTATTCGCAAATGACTCATTAAGAGTTGTATCAAAATCAAAAAAAACTGAAACTAGAGGAAGAAAAACTATGTCTAAAAGACAAAAAGTTTTAAACCTTTTGTTAAAAGGTGACTCTGTAACTTGGAAAACTTTAAGAAGCAGATTTGACCTTGTATCACCAAGAGCACTTGTTGATACGTTAAGAGCAGAGGGTAACATGATATATGTGAACCAAACTGCTAAAGGTACTTCATACAGAATGGGTGTACCAACAAAAGCGATTATCGCTGCTGGTATCAAAAAATTATATGGGACTCCGTTCGCATATAAAAATGCCTAATACTCCACGAGTATAAATAAATGTATAGGGGTAGGGATACTTACCCCTTTACATAACAACATGAGGAGGGCATTATGCCAATGACATCATCACAATTACATGGTATGGATACAGCAGGTTCATCTGCTCCATTACTACATGAAATTCTAACTAAAGTAAACAACGCTAAAGACAAATCAAAGAAGATTGACGTATTAAGAGAAAACGATTCAGTACCATTAAGACAAATACTGAAAGGTGCTTTTGATCCTAAAATCAAATGGGATTTACCAGAGGGTACGCCACCATACAAAGTGAATGACGCACCAGCAGGTACTGAACATACAACACTACATACAGAATCCAGAAGACTATGGCATTTTGTAGAAGGTGCTGATAAAAAACTTTCTAAATCTAAAAAAGAAATCATGTTTATTCAAATGTTAGAAGGCCTACACGCTGATGACGCTAAACTTTTAGTTGCAGTTAAAGAAAAAGAACTCAATAAAATGTATAAAGGTTTAACGGATGCTGTGGTCAAAGACGCATTTAGATGGAATGAAGAATACAAAACCTTCTAATATCATAAATATTATAGAGTGATTCTATAAAATTCAACTATAGGGTGCAGAACAAAAGTAGAACATCTACCGACAACTTGTCGCACCCTATTAAACCTTTGATTTATATATACTTTTAATCCATTTTTTGCTTGATTTATGCTTCTAATTAGTGTATATTAGCAGTATGAAAACAACAAAAAAGGAGATTATATTATGTCAAAAGTAAAACAATGGGCTGAAAATACAGCCGAAGAAGCAGTTGATACGATTATTGGTAAACTGACATCTGGCGAGATCAATAGAAGTGACGCTAGAACTGAAATTATGAAAGTTGACAACTTGAACCTTGTCGGTATCAACGAACACAATATTGATGAAGTGATTTACGAGGCTCACGTTAATGCGTAAACCTTTCTTTATATTATTTTTATTATTTGTCTATACTTGGTCTTGGTCAATCTTTAATGTTGCCAAGGCAGATGATTATAACACAAAAGTTATAAGTCATGTTATATCTGAAAAGATAAAAGGTACAGATATTGATACTTCATACATCATGGAGCAAGAGATAGAACGACTTGCTCATAAATTTTTGATAGACTCTGTTAATATATTACAGGCATACCTTCCACAGATTATAGAGGGTGTTGCTGCTGATTTAAGATTAAAACTTGACGAAGAATATAAAAAGGAAATTTTGAATGGCGAAAATGATAACTAGAAAATCAAAAGCAATTAAGCTTAAACGTAAACTTAAAAAAGAATTTTCTGTAACAAGAAAATATAAGACTACGTACAAAGACATCAAAAAATATTTCAAAGAATTAAACAACGCTATTTTTGATAACAAGTTATCTCCTTTTGGGCAGATACAGATCAAAGATTTAGTACGAGAAAAATGCGTAGGACAAGTGGTAACGTTTGAGTGGAAACGTAAAGGTACAAGAATGTACAAGTTAGAGATGTTACCTGACTATCCAGAGAAAAGAGATTTTATGGACACACTAGTCCATGAGATGGTACATTTGTATCAAATGCAAAATCTAGGTGATACAGGCAATCATAATGATGTGTTCTGGTCGTTTAGCCCAAAAGTAAACTTTGTCGGTTTACAACTATAAAGAAAGATATATTATGAAAAGAGGTGAGAAGAATCATATAGATGAGTGGCTACAGAAAGAAATAAAAAAAGGTATTAACATTATTGATAATGTATTTAAGAATAATGTTATTAAGTGGGAATTATATTATACAGGTCATCTACAAAAAGATATTCTAAATAATTTTCCAGGTAGAACAAGTAAAAAAATATTCAAAGGTTATAGGAACCATTTGAACAACAGTAACCTTGTGTTTATACAAAAGAAGTTTGAAGAACACGGTTATGAATATTATGTAAAGAGAGGTATATAATGAAACTATTGAAAAAACATAAAGAAATCTTAAACGAACTAATAAAAGGTAAAGGTCATTTTAAGACACCTACAGTACCAAAAGACTTTAAAGACAAGGTAAGTGTGCTAGACACAATCGTACCTTTATATCTAAAAGGTCTATTAACGTTTCAAAGACAATACGATATACCATTAATCGGACCATCAAATGAACATATGGTTAGATACAAATGGTATGAAGTTATGATAGATAAAAAGAAATCAATCAAAGATTTAAAAGAGGTGGTTAAAAATGGCAACATTTAGAACAATAGTAAGAACATTGATGGTTGTAGTTATATTATTATTTACATCATTAGTGTATTACGGATATGTACAAGATGGCGCTGCTAGAGCAGAGGCAGACATACCTACACTTCCTGATTTTGAACACACAAATAATCAACAGTTTATAGACAACGTTTTACAATGTGTTGATTATATTGAACACAACACCACAGATGTTTATCCTGTAAATTTAGAACTATTGATTGCTCAGGCAGCGTTAGAGTCTGGTTGGGGAAACAGTAGATTTGCTAGAGTAGGTAAAAATCTATTCGGTATAAGAACATATGATCTAAAAGAACCACATATGTTGCCTTCTAATAATCCTAAAAAATGGGGTGTAAAAGTTTATACACATGAATGTGATAGTGTACTTAATTATATGCAAGTGCTAAACAATGGTGGTGCATATGAGAAGTATAGAAATCTTATAGATAGTGGTCAGAATGATCCATATGTACTTGTAGAAACACTTGACGCATATGCAGCTGATAAACATTATTTCTCAAAAATAAAAAGTATATTAACCAAAGTAAGAAGTGAATATGAGGTAAAACAATGATGGATTTACAACATGGGTTATTAATGGCAATCATAGGTTGCTCAGTAACGTTTATAGGTTTCTTTATTGCATATCTAATTGCTAATAAAAATCATATGAAGTCGTATAAAAAGAAAGTCAAAACTCCTATGGATGATTTAATGAAAGACATGCCTGGGTGGAAAGCAGATGATTGTCAATGAGTTATGCTCAAACAGAAAATCACAAAAGAAATGTTAGAACTTTAGCAGAGAGTGCTAAAGGTAAAAAAATGACACGTAAAGTTGATACATGGGAATACGAATCACTTGCAGATTGTATTAGAATGGATCAAGTACCTACAAACGAAATCGCAGAATTATTTACTGATAAATCGTTCTATAAGTACTATAAAAACAAGTATTTTTAATGCTTGACTTTGCAGATAAATTGATATATAATAGACCCTATGATACACGAAGAAGACATTAAAAGACAAGAAGACCCAAAGATTAGAAAGTTAAAGTTACTAGCAAAAGCATGTTCTAATGCTCAACTTGACTCTTTCAAAAAACTATGGTATAATAAACTTATGCAACTTGCTAAACAATATAACATGACAGATTATGTTACAAGAAAATTGATACACTAATGAATATATTTTATGTTGATAAAAATCCTGTAACAGCAGCCAAGATGATGTGTGATAAACACATTATCAAAATGATATTAGAGTCTGCTCAGATGTTATGTACAGCAAAACGTGTGCTTGACGGTACAGAATATTTTGACACTACAAAGAATGGTCGTAAGATTAAAAGATGGCGATTAGACAATTCTAACGAAGAAGCAACTTTATACAAGGCAGGTTGGCTAGGTCACCCTAGTACACAATGGGTTATTAAATCAGCATACAATTACACATGGTTATATAATCACTTTGTAGCTCTTAACCAAGAATACAGATTAAGATGGCAAAAAAATGTCAATCATGTTTCTATTGATAAACTTGCTGAACTACTAAAGTACCCACCTAAAAATGCACCACTTAACGTAGTAGCTACAGACGCTACACCAGCAATGCCAGAGTATTGTAAGATACCAGGTGATGTAGTAGGTTCATATCGTAAGTATTACATATTTGAAAAAGTAAGATTTGCTAAATGGGAAAAACCAGGTGCAGTTATGCCTGAATGGTTTGCCGAAGGGATCGCAGATGTTAAAGCAGCGAATACAGACCAGGGGTGAAGACCTTAAAATGTTGCAAGGACACGATAGACTTGCTTATTTAATTGACATTGCAAAAGACGTACCAGCATTACCAGAAGAAGTTAAAACAGATGACAATAAAATACGTGGCTGTGCTAGTAATTTATGGTTGATAGGCGGAACAAAAGAAGATAACACAATGATATATAGAATAGACGCCGATTCATTTATAACAAAAGGTACAGCAAAACTAATAACTGACCTTGTAAATGGGTGTACTAAAGATGAAGTTGCCAACTTAACAATAGAAGACTTTATACCTTTAGGTATTAGAGAATTATTAACAATGCAAAGACAGAATGGTCTAGGAAGTTTAATACAGAGGATAGTAGCAATAGCTAATACTAAATAGAAATATGAATAATGTAACAGATTTTATACAACTGAATATGAATTTTTTAAATGATATTCAAAGTTATCATTGGCAAACTGAAACGTTTAGCGAACATGAACAACTAGGTGAATACTATGATAAATTTAGCAAACTTAATGACGAGTTTGTAGAAACTTACCAAGGTAAGATAGGCACAAGAATTAAATTTAGTGCTGAATTAAGACCTGGTATAATGAACTATGCTGATAACGCTCAAGTAAGAGGCGAAGTGCAAAAACAAGTTAGCAGAATAGGGAAGATAACACAGCACAGTAAGGTGCAAGGTCAAATGGATTTAGAAAGCATATTAGAAGATATGCTTGTGGTAACAAACCAGTTACTCTATCATTTATCTTTAAACTAAAATGCCTCTATATTCATTTAAAAATACAAAGACAGGTAGAAAATTTACCGACATGATGTCTATTGCTGAGATGGAAGAATATCTAGTAAAAAACAAACATATCAAACAACAAGTAACAAGTATTAATATTGTTGCAGGTGTAAGTGGTCAAAGTTATAGAAGTGACCAAGGTTGGAAAGAAACACTATCAAAGGTTGCAGAAGCACACCCAATGAGTGCTTTAGCAAATGAAATGGGTACAAAGTCAACAAAACAGATCAAAACAGAGCAAGTAATGAAAAAGCATAAGGCTAGACAACGTGCAAAATCTAAATAATATAGGGGTGCAGAGCGAGCAACTGAAAAACAACGGTCGTATACCAGAGTCTAATAAGTCAATCCGCTCATTGCACCTACTAGTTAAACAAGGAGAAAACTAATGGCAGACATACCTGATTTTATGAGGGAGTTTGATACAGATACCGATTATGGTTTTACTCCTGTATCGCAGAAACCAGTTGAAGAAACATCACCAGCTATTGACCCTAAAGTAGTAGAAAATTCTAGTTTAGAGATAGCAAAAGTTAAGGCAGATGTAACAGATATAAAATCAATGATGAACGAGGTTATGCAGATTGTAGCAGAAAAAGACTCTGTTAACAAAGAAATACAGGACGCTGACGTATCAGCAAGATTTAAAGAGATTGAGAAGATTGTATTACCGTTTTTATATAATCTTTCAAAATCCAAAGAACCTTATATACATTGGCCTAACAGAGGACCAATTATCAAGGCTCAAATGGATAAAATATTAAAACTTACAAGGGGATAATATGTTAGAAATAAAAGCTCATCATAAAGAACTAAAACGAGCAGTGAATGAAGTTGAAGATAAAAGAACTGTTGACAGATCAACAGGTTCATGGTATGATTTAAGAACCTTAAAGAAAATTAAACTTATAGCAAAGGATAAATTAAATGCAACTAAGCAAAAACTTTTCGCTTAAAGAAATGACTGCCTCTCAAACGGCAGATAGACATGGTATTAGTAATAATCCAAGCGAAGATCATATGGATAACTTAAAAAAACTATGTGAGAATGTACTACAAAAGATTAGAGATCATTATGGCAAAGTGGTTTCTGTATCAAGTGGCTATCGTAGTCCTGAATTGTGTGTAAAGATAGGATCAAGTATGAAGTCCCAGCACGCTAAAGGCCAGGCTGCGGACTTTGAAATCTTTGGTTTAGCAAATGCTGAACTAGCAAAGTATATAATAGATACTTTAGATTTTGACCAATTGATATTAGAATTTCACAATCCAGAAGAACCTAATAGCGGGTGGATACATTGTTCTTATAAAAACAAAGAAGAAAACAGAAAACAAGTATTAAGAGCATACAGAAATGATGATGGCAAGACGGTATATGAACCGTATGACCCTAATTGAGCTGCTGAACGTCTTAATGATGACAGAATAATAGAACAAAACAAGATCATTGACTTGTATATGCAAAAGGGTATATAGCTTGACAATCTTGTAAGAATCTGATATAATGATTATATAAAATATAGGAAGGTATATTATGTTTAAACATGTTAAATTGAATGAAGAAGTATTGCCTAAAAGTTTAGGTGTGAAAGGTAAAAACCAAGATGGTGTAAGATATTATACTATTGATGGTGTTAATATGCCTTCCGTTACATCCATACTAGGACAAATACCAGAAAAACAAGTAGGTCTACAGGCATGGCGAAATGCAGTTGGCGAGAAGATGGCTAACTATATTTCTACAACTGCTATTAATAGAGGTAAGACAACTCATACCTTAATTGAGAATCACTTAAATAATGAAGATGAGAAGTCAGTAGGTATAACTGCTGTTACACCACTAGGACTTTTTAGAATAATGAAACCATATCTTGCTAGACTAGATAACATACATTGCCTAGAAGAATACCTATACTCAAAAGAAATAGGTGTTGCAGGTCAAGTAGATTGTATTGCTGAATACAAAGGCAAACTATCTGTGGTAGACTTTAAGACATCTACAAAAAGAAGGGATGCTAATTACAATTATGCTAACTTCTTACAATGCTCAGCATATGCAAAAATGTATGAAGAGCTATACCCAAATTGCAAGATAGAACAAACTGTTATATTGGCCACGTGTGAAGACGGTTTTGTACAAGAATGGATACATACCGAAGACAAAATCAAAGAACACCAAGAGTTATTTTACAAACACACTAAAGACTTCATGGACAAGAAGAAGATTTAGCTCTATCTATTATAAATACTTTAAACAAAAGATAAAGCAATTTATCAGCAAAAAGGATTAATAGATGAAAATAATAAAAGAAAATCTATTACTTGCCTTCTTGGTTAGTTTTATATTAATAGTGTCTAGTATATCATTTGCTGAAGAAACTAACGATTGGGAAAGTACAAAATACGATTTTAGATGGATGCACGTACCAGTAGTTTGTGGTACATCACCAGAGATAATAAGATATCTTTCTGATAACGAATTTGTATTAGAAAACATATCACTAGGTAGAGAAGGTGCTAAAGAAACTGGCAACCCATCCTATTTTGTTGCATACTATATCAACAAGCAAGGCGATGAATCTGTTGCTGCTATAACTTCACCAACAGGACATGAAACTTGTATGATGTATAGAAGTTTTAATTTAGAAAAACCTGGTGACCCAGCATAAGAATTTAATGTTGAAGGTTAGTCAATAACTAGTGAGGACGTGGGTGCGATTCCCACCACCTCCACCATAACTACTCTTACGAAGCATAGTCTATAGACGGATAGAGTAGTTATGCTGGGGGTGAGTTAGATTCGACTACTACTAAACCTAACTGGAGTTAAATCGCTAACAACGTACTGTTAACCTTTAAACGACAATCACATAGATTATCGTATGGCTGCTTAGGTAGTCGGGGTTTGCCTGTACCTTGCAACAGAAACAGGCTTGACAAAACGTTGATATTAAGATATAATGTAATTATAACAAGTGAGGTAAATTATGAGTATAATGAATGACAATGAAATAGATAGAGATTCGCATGACCAAGATATAACTTATGAAAATGAACAATCAACAGTTACAATAACACTAAAAGAATACGACAAGTTAAAAGAACAAAAGAATTTTATTACAGACCCAAGTCTAATATCAATCATAGATAAGATTGAAGAATTAACAAGAGCATTAAGAAAACACATAGTAAGAAAATTTTAATGTTAATGAATAGTAAAAAGTTTGCATTAATAATAGAAGCGATAGTCAAAGAGAAAAGAATGTCCTATATGGATGCCGTACTCAAATATTGTGAAGAACATGATATAGACACAGCTTCTGTAGGACCACTAATAAACAAATCATTAAAGGAAAAAATTAAAGAAGAGGCAGAAAAGCTGAACTTGGTTGAACGATCAAGCACAGCGATCTTACCTATATGAACAGCTATGAGGCATATACATTATATTTGGCTATTAAACTACACTTCACTTCCGCTAGTTATGATTATTACAGGCACAATGCCAAAGTTAATTCATCATTTAACACATTTTTAAAACGTAATGATAGATTTTTTTTTCATAAACTTACTACTAAATACAATAAGGAAGAAATGTTAGAATATTTTGTATGCAATTTCTTCCATAACTCAAAGACATGGATAGGCAATTTAGTTAGAGCAGATGGAGAAACTTATTACAGCAGGTGGAAGAAGTATAATCAATCATTTACGTACAATTTTAGAAGCGATTGCGTATTGCTTGATAATGTTATTAATGATAATTCTATTCGGTTTGATGATGTCTTTAGTGTACATAATGGGCAACATCCAAGATTGCTACGACTACTTCTATCTGAAAAAATATCAATACAGACACTCATCATCTTGGATCAAATACTGTCGTTTGTTAAAAATTGGGACAAAGAGATTGCTGAAAACGTTATCTGGCCTGAAAAATCATTTAAGTTAAAAAAACTAAAACCATTTATCAAGTTTAATCTTACAAAGTGTAAGTTTATAATGAAAGAGATTTTTGTATGAGCGAAGAGCGTAAATTAACAGAGCAAGAAGTAAGAGAAGAATATAGATCACAACGTAGGGACAGAGTATTTGCTGCATGTTGGCCTGCTAATAATGATAGTTTTTACGAGTGGTGTTCTCAATACGTAGATTACAAACATATAACAAAGAATAAAAAGAAATGACAATTGAACCTATAAGAGAAAAACTAGATGACAAGATTGCTAAACTAAACAGTAGCAGAGTTATTAAGAAGATTACACCTAGAGGTGACCTGTCTTGGTATGTAAAATGGGTATCAGTATTTCTTATATTATTTGCAACTGTAGCCAGAAGTGTTGGATCAATACCTCAAGTAGATATGTGGTTCGGTCTGTTTGGAACTATAGGTTGGGCATACGTAGGATATCTATGGCATGATAGGGCATTATTAGTATTGAACTCTATACTTGTTACACTATTAGTTGTAGGTTTAGCAAATTATTATTATGGTTAAATACTTCCATGAAGAATGGCCTAAAGAGGAAGAGATGTTGAATATAGGTATGAAGATGAGTAAAAGAAACAAGGCAGATAGAATTAGAAGAGCATTTATTATAGGCAATGGTGAGTCACGTAAGGACTTTGACTTGACAACATTAAAAAAGTATGGTAAGATATATGCTTGTAATGCCTACTATAGAGATAATCCTTTACCAGATGTATTGATCGCAGTTGATAGCACTATGACACACGAAATATATCACAAAGGTATTGCTCATAAGATACCTTGTTACTTTAGAGAGTGGACTAAATGTCCTAACTTCATGTATGATACAATGGTGTTAGGCATGTTACACGCACAAGACAAAGACAAAGCAGATAGCATGATTACAAACAAAGGCCCAACTAATTACTATGTTATGAATGCTCATACAATCAAAGGTGAAGCAACGATAAGAAAAGAAGACGGCACGAAGTATAAGAAAGATGTTGACAATGCCCACATTTATGTATCTTGGATAACAGACGGCGACAAGACACAAGAATGGGAAGACCCAGGTTATCATGCTGGTGCAACAGCAGGTCATGTTGCTTGCAAGTATGATACAATAAACGAGGTTTATATGATAGGTATGGATTTAAGATCGGATACAAAGATGTACAATAACATGTACAAAGGGACTAAAAACTACTCATCAGCACATTATGAACCCAGCCCTACAGGCATATGGGAAGCAGAGTGGTTACGAGTATTGAAAGACAACTCTAACGTGTCATTTTACAAGGTAAATAAGGCAGATGATGATAATACAACTAATCAGAAACTACTAGGAAACGAGAAGAATTTAACATATATTAATCAAGCACAGCTGCTTGACAATATGCGTAAATGGTGATATTATATAATAATGGTTTAATAGTATGAAAAAGAGTATAAATAATACTATACTTACACTAATACAATTAATACGTACAACAATATATACAAGGAGAAAATACAATGTCAAGTGCATTAGAAGCCCTAAAGAAGTCAAAATCAAATTTTGACACACTAACGAAACAGTTAGAAAAAACAATAGATCAACCAGAAAAGAAAAACAAATACCAAGACGATAGGTTATGGAAACCTGAACTTGATAAATCAGGTAACGGCTATGCCGTGTTAAGATTTTTACCTGCAATTGAAGGTGAAGATATGCCGTGGCAGAGAGTCTGGCACCACGCCTTTCAAGGACCAGGTGGTCAATGGTATATTGAGAACTCTTTAACTACACTAAACAAAAAGGATCCTGTTAGTGAAGAAAACACAAGGTTGTGGAATACAGGCATAGAAGCCGACAAAGGTATTGCTAGAATTAGAAAAAGAAAGTTACAATATTATTCTAATATCTTTGTAGTAAGTGATCCTAAACATCCAGAGAATGAAGGCAAGGTGTTCTTGTTTAAGTTTGGTAAGAAAATCTTTGATAAGATTACCGAAGCAATGAACCCAGCTTTTGAAGATGAAAAGGCAGTTAACCCATTTGATTTTTGGGAAGGTGCAAACTTTAAACTAAAAATCAGAAAAGTTGACGGCTACTGGAATTATGATAAATCAGAATTTGAGCCAGTTAGTAGAATGAAACCTACCGATGATGAGATTGACCAAGTATGGAAATCTCAATACGCTCTCAAGCCCTTCATTGATCCAAGTAACTTCAAGTCTTATGACGAACTCAAAGAGAAACTGAATAAGACCCTTACTGGACAAAGAAGTACCGAGTCAGTTGAAGATATTGACCTCCCACCTGTCAGTAACGACATACCAACGTCTTCTAACAATTCGGTAGAGAAAGTTGAATCGTCCAACGATAGCGATGACCTATCGTACTTTAGTAAATTAGCTGAGGACGATTCATAATCTATCTCTCTCACTTTCTCAATTGGGTAGCCTTCGGGCTACCCACATTATTTCTTTAATATGTTACCTATAAAATTAGATAAACCTAAAGACTATTTCAAAAACAATATTCATAAAATCATTTCCGATTATCATAGCAAAGTTATGACTAACATTAATGATACACAGGATAAGATGAATGATTTTACAAACGATCATCATTTAATATATGAACTCTTTTACGCTAAAAAAGAAATAGAACTAATGGAGATGTATCACAATAGAGCTAGAATAATAAGTACAAACGCAGGAAGAATATTTGATACAGTAATTAAATTTATTATACAAGACATTGAAGGTGGTGAAAGTGAATATATTGACAACCCTGGTTCACACCCTAATAGATTTGAGATTGATATTCTAAACCATGATAAGAAATTAGCATACGAAGTCAAATGGCGTGACGCAGGCACAGACGGCGACCACACAAACAAAGAATTTAGAAAAGTAGATTTACTTGTTCAACAAGGTTACACACCTATTAGACTAACGTTTTTTATGCCAGAGCTAGAACGCTCATTAAAAGCTCAAACTAAAATTATAAACTACTATGATGAGCATGGTAAGACCTACACACAAGATAAAGCATTTGAATATATAAATCAAATGGCAAATATAGATTTACTACAGATATTAAAAGATTTTAAAACGTTTTAAGATGATCTTCGGTCAGTATTAGAAACTTCATGTTTCGTTTTATACACCAAGCATACGCTGTTGACCACTTTCTTCTATTCTTTTCATAAGTTATCAATGCGTTTTTATATGTACGTGTTTCTCTCAAAGGTCTTTTAGGTTTACGTGTTTGTTTTTTAGGTTTAATTTCTACAACAAACCTTTCAAATGTACCATTTGATTGTCTAACTTTCATATAGAAATCAGGATAATATCTATGAGGTCTATTGTCAACTGAACGATAAGATATTACTATTTCCTCACTACCCCACTCAACAACATCTCTATTTTTATCACAATAAAGCATAAAACGTTTCTCCCAACTAGAACGATAAATAACATTGTTGACATTACCTTTGTATTTCTGTGGGTTCATTGGCTTATATAAACCTTGATACGGACGTCTATCTATATTCTTCAACTTCTTCATAAATCTATTTATTACCAACATAAATAGTAGTATGGCAAGTGTATTTGATACAATCAAAAATAGACAAGGGGATAGTGCTAAATCTGCTACTTGGTATAGAACGCAAGTAAACAAGATAGCAAGCAGTACTACTGCTAGACAATTGTTTAGACAAAACAAACTAAATGGTCGTCCTAGTGTAGGCAGATTGAATTTATTTGGGTACAATCCTAAATTTAGAAAAACGTTACCTTATTATGATATATTCCCACTAGTGTTACCACTAGAGCCTATACCAGGTGGTTTTATGGGTATGAACTTTCATTATCTACCACCATTATTAAGATTTAGATTATTAGAACGTATGCAGGCAACAGCATCCGATCGTAGATTTGACAAGAATACAAGATTTGATGTTGCTTATGATGATGTAAAGAATGTAACAATTGTAAAACCAACAATTAAGAAATATTTGTATTCACAAGTACAAACAGGATTTTTAAGAATAAATGCAGACGAGGCCGCTGTTGCAATATACTTACCTGTACAAAGATTTAAAAAGGCGTCTGAAGGAAAAGTTTATGCAGATAGTAGGAGATTTATTTAATGTCACTAATTAGTATAGGTAAGAGAATAGGTGATATGGATATACGATTAGGTATACCACCATCTAAACCACAATTTAGTACAACAGAAACTAATAGAAGATTCTCATACAATAATGTTTCATCTAATTTCAATTCAGTATTTAATGAATTTAGATCAGGTCTAACACAAGGTGGTGGGTTAGCAAGACCTACACAATTTTTAGTTACGATTGATGGACCACAAAGTAAAGCATTACCACGTGATTACGTTTATGCTGATCCTACAGGTTCTAAAAAACAGGCTGCTAGAATGATAAAAAGTGCTAGACTAGCAGGTGCAATAAAACAAAATATGCAGATCAGAATGGATCTATTTTGCTCAAACGTGTCTATGCCAGGTAAAACTATTACAGACGATACAAATGAAACTTACTATGGTCCTAAAAGAGCCATTGCTAAGAATGTAAGTTTTGAAGAAGTTACACTAGAATTTTATACAAGTATTAATTATGATGAAAGATTATATTTTGAGGCATGGCAAAACTCTATTGTAGACCCTATAACTCACAATGTAGGTTACTATGATGACTATGCTACACCTTGTATGATAACAATTACACCGTTAACTAAATCATTTACATCAGCACTTGCTAATTTTGAACCAACAGGTGACGCAGTAAGAGATAGGGAGACAATACGTAAGAGTTTAGGTGACACGTCTGGTTATTCATCATATCAGGTACAGATGTACGAAGTATGGCCTAAAACTATTGGTGCTCAAGTATTAGCATATGACGCTCAAAATCAAATAGTTAAAACAAGTGTAACATTTACATACAGAAATTATGCTACAACAGCATGGAACTATCTAAAAGATACTTCAACAGTAGAGAATAGAAGAAACAAGAAAAATAGATACGAATATAGAACAAACACTACAGCGATACAAACTAGCTTTTTAGACAACTTGCCATTTGGTATAGGTAACGAGATAGGTAGAGCAGGTAGACAAGTATATGAGAAATTAAGAAGAAATTTGCCCATTGGGCGAGTAACAGGAGGTCGTGTATTTCCTAAGGGTCTACCTGATCCTAAAATTATACGTGATATATTATATTAAAGGAGTAAATAATGCTTAATTTTATGAAGACGCCTGAGCATGACTTGATTTTGTCAGATGGTGCAAAGGTAAAGTACAGACCTTTTTTAGTGAAAGAAGAAAAGATTTTGCTAATGTCTGTAGAGAACAACGTAGAACAGGAGATGATTGATACACTAATCAAAACTGTTCAAACTTGTGTGTTGACAGATGGTATTGATGTTACAAGGTTGCCAGTTTACGATTTTGAATGGTTATGGTTAAACATAAGATCAAAGTCAGTAGGTGAAACTGTACAACTAAAACTAAAATGTCCAGATGATGAAACACAAGTTGTAGATTATGATTTTAAAATTGAAAGTGTAAAACCAGACTTTAGTAAAAAGGTGAACACACATATACCTTTTACAAAAGAGTACGGTGTAATAATGAAAGTGCCAACTATAGTAGAAGTAGCAAATAAGAAAACTATAATTGACCTTACAGTTAATTTGATGAGAGATTGTATTGCTCAAATTTACAATGGTGATGAGGTGTTTGAATCAAAAGACCTTGACCCAAAAGAATTAGAGCAGTTTGTTGACAACTTGACTATGCCACAATTCAAAATGATAAAAGATTTTTTTGAACAGTTGCCTATCATAAGTCATACAATCAAATACAAGAACCCTAAATCTGGTGTAGAGCATGAGATGTTATTACAAGGAGCGTCTGATTTTTTTCAGTTACCCTCTTACATGAAAGCCTAGAGAGTTTTTATAGGACAAACTTTGCTTTAATGCAATACCATAAATACTCATTAGGTGACCTTGAAGGAATGTTACCATGGGAGAGGGAAATATATGTTGAACTATTAGTACAGCATATAAGAGAAGAAAACGAGAAAATAAGAGATAAACAAAAACAAGGGAGATAATATGAATTTCTTAAAAAATATGTTTACACAAGGGTGGAACGGTTTCAAATATGGAATCAAATCATTATGGCATTTTATTGAGGTAGAGATACCTGAATTAATGGCAAACTGGAGACTAGTACCAAGACTATTAATGGTTGCTTATGCTTGGGCATTTTTAGATGTAATCAATTGGTTTATGGCACTAGAGAATCCTAACACAGCACAGGCAGGGTTAGTGTCAGTAGTAGTTGGGGCTGGTGCAGGTTGGTTTGCAATATATGTAGGCGGTAAACCATCAAAGGTTAAAAACAAAGACTAATGGCAACACCACAATCTAAAATCTTTACAAAGGCTCAGGCAGGCAATTTCAAGTCGATTCTTAAAAAACAAAAAGAACAAGAATCTGACCCGAAGTTTGCTATATCTGATTCATTGCAGGAGTTTCAATCACAACTTGAATCGAATGCTGGTTACACAAATCAGATGAAACTTGACAAGGCAAATATACGACAGGATATAGTTAACTTTGTAATAGACTATACCGTGAGCGACCTTGACGCATTGAAAGGTATGGATTTTGATGAGGCAAAGACACAGCAAGCAACTACAGAAAAGAGTATAAAAGAGTTTGAAGGCCTTTACAGTAAAGGCGTATTGAATGATGAAGAAATTATATACATCAAAGAAACTGTAGGTAAAACGAATGCTGAATTAAAAAAGATATTAGGACTATCAACTAAATTATCATTATCATTTAGAGATTTTAAGAAAGAATTAAAACCTCTTAAACTTGCTAAAAGAATAGGTCTTACAAATGTACCTATCATAGGTAAGAAGATAGAAAGAGCAATTGAATCTGAAGACAGAGCAGAAGCACGTGGTCTACAGATGAAAAGACAATTACGTAGAAAATCAGCAAAAGCAGATTTAAAGAGTGATACATCAGCACCTCAACCGATGGAGGGATCACCAGACGATAAGGAAGATTTAGCAAAAAGAGCAACTGCTGGGTCGTTAGGCATGGACTTATCTATGCCTGGGTTCGGTGGTGATGGCGAAGAACAGGTTGAAGAAGAAAGAGAATCAGATAAACAATTTGGGTTATCATCAAATCTATTAGAAAAGATTTACGAAGAGTCTAAACTTACAAATGAATTACTAGGCAACAATGAGAAAAAGAGTACTGGTTTATTGGGAGGTATCGCTGCAAGTTTATTAGGTGGTGGTGCTATTGCAACAGGCCTAGCAGCAATGAAATTGAGTTTGGCTAATAGTATGAGAAGTTTAGTTGGCTTACCACCAAAGGCAGTAAAAACACCAGTAGGACCTGTAGGCACAGCACCATCAAAGACTGTACCTAAAGGTGCAAAAATGGTTACAAAGGCAGGTGCTCTTACAGCCGCAGGTGCTAGTACAACAGCAACAGCTGCAATGACAAAAACTAATAAGGGTGCTCTTGTTAAAAACAATGTTAAGAAGGGTGCTAAGATAGCAGGTAACGTAGCAAAAGGTGCCGCTAGAGTTGCAGGTCGTGTATTCTTACCACTTGCAGCCGTGATGTCAATATTTGACGCTGCGTCTGGTGTAGCACAAACAGGCGAATTGCTTGGTAAAGATGAAGAAGATTTAACATTTAGAGATAAGGCGTCAGCAGGTTTTGGTGGGTTCTTATCAGGTCTTACATTTGGTTTGATTGATAAGAAAAAGACTGCTAACTTTCTTGCAGGTGATAGTGACGCACCGTCTGTTGCTGAACAGCATGATGATTTAGGCCTTGTAAAAAACGACAGTAAAAAACTCTCTACAGTAGAAGAATTAAAAGCAGACAAAATAGATAAACTTACAATAGGTACTGGTGTCAATGGTAGCACTAATATAAACACCACAAACATAGACTCATCAAGTAACGTAAGTAAAACAGAATATGGATCAACAACAATAGGTACTAAAAATAACGACCATTTGGTCAAAGAGTTTAGTCTTATACCCTAATAAATATTACTATGGCATTTAAACCTTTCAAAGCACTAACAACACTCCTTAGAGGACTAAACAACAAAGGTAGTGTATTACCTGGTCGTACAATACCGTCATTTAGAACAATAGCGAGTAAACAAGGTATCATATCATACAATCCTAAGAACGCTGATTATACATCTTCAAGTCATACAAGTAGAGATAACTTTTTTGTATATCCTATAAACCATGAAGACCAAGAGCATTACATGTTATTTGATATTATAGAACGTACAAAAGACGCAACAAAAGAATCAGGACAAGTAGGTAATAGAGGCCTAACAAAAAGAGCAGATAATTTAGATAAGGTTGTTTATGGTGCAAATAGATTTTTTAGTGAGGGTACTGCTAACATAGGGTTCGGTATACCTACAGGTACAGGTTCTGCTAGAGATGTAAAAAATACAATCGCTATCTACATGCCACAGACTTTAAAGTTTAATATGCAGGCTGATTATGGTGCTGAAGAAATCGGTATGATAACAGGTGCTATGGCAAAAATAAAAGACGCATTTAATAGTGGTGACTTCTTTGGGTCTGATTTAGGCGCAATTGCAAGTCAGGCAGGTAAGGCAATATCAGGTGTAGGTGCATTTGCAACTGGTGGTCTAGGAGCTGGGGTCAACGCTGCTATACAACGTAGAACAGGTATTGCACCAGCAGCTATGCAAGAGATGATATTCAATGGCATAGATTATAGAAACTTTAGTTTTACATTTAAGTTTACACCACGTAGCAAAGAAGAGTCAGATGTGGTTAATCAAATATTACATGCTATCAAAGACGCTATGTTACCTGAACGATATGGTCAAGGTAGCAGTATTGCTGCATACAAGGTACCACATGAATTTGTAATTAGATTTATGAAAGGTACAGCGATCAACCCATACATAGATCAAATAGGATTATGTGCTTGTACAGGTGTTGATATAGATTATGGTAGCGACAAGTTTTCAACACACCCTAGTGGTGATCCTGTGTCAATAGACGCAACGCTATCATTTAGAGAACTAGAACTAATGGAAAGAAAACGATACAACGAATTACGTATGTCAGCCACTCAACCAGCACCAACAAATAGTGCACCAGGACAGAATTAATCATGCCAGCATATTTTTCACATTTTCCTAAAATCTATTATGACGCTGTAGGTAAAGGTAACTACAAATTAGTTACAAACCTATTAAGACGTGTACAGATCAAAGAAGGATTAAGAGAGAGTGCTGCTCTATTTGACCTATATGACATATCAGGTGAAGACACACCAGAGTCAGTAGCAGAGCAGTTTTATGGCGATCAACGATACTATTGGATTATATTATTGTTTAACAATGTCAAAGACAGATTTTATGACTGGCCTTTGGCTCAAGCAGATTTTGAGAAATACGTAGCAGATAAGTATGGTGCACCTAATGGCATACACCATTACGAGATTGCTCAGTCTTCTGGCCCTACAACATCATTTGATGACTCACACATGATAGAAGTAAACAGTACCGTAGCAGGTGCTACACCTATTTCTAACTATGAATATGAATTAAGAATACAAAATAAGAAGGCAAGGATTAAATTAATCAAACCTGAATTTTTAGAACTGATTACACAAGAATTTAAAACTTTGATAGGAGGATAAAATGTCCGACCAAGGCGCTCCCAAATATGATGATTTCTACAACAGATACCCTGGCGACTTCAGAGCAGGTGAGATAGTACTATACAGTTACGGTGGCTCGCAGTTAGAGATATCAGGTCTTACAGCCGTAATCAACATATACCAAGATTTAGATTCAGCATTTTTATCAGGCAACCTTATGTTCTTTGACAGCATAGGTGCAGTTAATAAGTTACCTATCATAGGTAACGAGTTTTTAGAGTTTAAATTTAGAACACCGATAGACGCAGGTGGCGATGAAGAACTAGACGCTACAAACCATAGATTTCAAGTATATGAAAAACGATCTGTAAGAACAACACAAAACACACAGGCCGTTGCCTTATTCTTTACATCTATTGAGTCAATACGAAATGAACGATTACGTGTATCAAAATCACTATCAGGTTCATATGCAGAAATGGTTGACAAGATAGTTAAATCAGATAACGAATTACTTAATTCTAAAAAAGACCTATTCATTGACCCTACACTAGGCACTTACAAATATACCTTTCCTAATGTACGACCTGCTGAAGGTGTACGTATGATGACTTACATGTCAGAGCCTGTTAATTTTAAAACACCTGATTACATGTTCTATGAAAACAATAGAGGTTTTCATTTTAGATGTTTAGAGTCATTGTATAGAGAGAGTGGTGACACAACACGTAACAGACCATTTGTTGCTTTTGTTGACCTACTATCAGCGTTTAATCCTAACTTTGGTACACCTGACAATGAGTCAGAAAGTCCTATTACAAAACCATATGCGTTTTCATTTAACGATTCATATAACACATTGAAGAATACAAGACGTGGTATGTTTGGTAGTGTAACCTATGCACACGACCTAATAGATAAGAAATTTACAAAGAGCCGTATGTCATATACGAACTACTATGAACAAGCATTACACATAGACGCACCGACTGGTGCTGGCAATACATATCAAGGTATCATGCCACCTGGTCCTGCTGATTTTGATGATGACTATACAGTAGATGACAAATCATATGGTTCAAAAAACAAAAATCAAATCAACCGATTACATGCTAGTAAACTGACCAAGGCTACAGGCGCTGACAATCGTAAGTATATGGACGATTACTATGCTCGTGTATTTGTTGTACCTGCTACTAGATCAAACCATAATTTCAATAGTGAAGGTATGGAATTAGATCCTAGAATGACAGCCAAACAAAATCTATCAGAAGCAACAAGAGATTACTTCTCTATGGACATAGACTTACCAGGTAACTTTACATACAACGTAGGTGACCTAGTGTGGTGTGAGGTGCCATCATATAACGCTGCAGAGATGACAACCGACAGTAAGGTTATGAGAGAAGACGTAATAGACCCATTCCTTACAGGTCGTTACCTAATCAAGTCATTGCACCATCAAATTGATATGATAGATCAAAAGCACACATCAGCCATGACTGTGGTCAGAAACGTATTTGCTAATGATTTACCAAACGCTGATACATTTAAAGCAAATGCACACTTTAGATCACAACCTGTAGATGTAATAGGGTCAGGCATAGATATATCAACATTAGTGCCTATTAAGAACAAATTAGACGGCAAAATACCTAGTCCACAGATTAGTAGTGTAGAAGACATTGCTAAGAGTTTAGGCGTAGATTTGAGTAGTACAGACATGTCCATCAAGGATGCCGCTAATAAGGCGGTTAATAACGTCCTAAACAGTACTTCCAACAGAGTTTTAATGAACAAACACCTTGCGAAGATCAACAGTACAATCCTTCAACGTAAGACAGTAGTAGAGAAAATCGCAGAAAAGGCCAAGTTAGCACTAGGTGGTATCAACCTATCTAACGTAAACAACATACCACCATCAATGAGAGGCACTATGCAAGGTAACATCAATAGTTTTGTACAATCCTCAATGGTTGCGTTTAAAAAGAACTTGTCAAGTGCTAAGAGCTTCTTTAAGGGATTCTTTTAATGGGCAAAACATTGAATATCCTCAACGCTTATTGCGAAGTAGAAAAATTTTTACATAAGGACATGGCCACAAGAGAGGCCACAATAGAATACAACTACAAACAATGTAAGAACGAACTATATTCATCTTACAAAGGACCAAAGACAATTTGAACAATATGAAAGAAATATATCACAAAAGATCAATGAATATAAGAGGTATCAACGATAAGCCTCTAATAAGTGCTACGCACCGCGGCGCCTACGCAATTATTAAAAATACGGATAAATATAAGCAGGTGACCGCTTTAAATACGGCTACTTATGGGAATAAATAAATGAGTACTACAGATTTTATGGGCAGAGATGGCTTCATCTGGTTCGCAGGTGTGGTTGAAGACAGGCAAGACCCGCTTAAATTAGGCCGAATAAGAGTAAGGTGTCTAGGTTATCACACGGAAGACAAAGAGGCCTTACCTACTACAGATTTACCTTGGGCACATCCATTACTGCCAATAACTGCCAGTGGCATATCTGGCATAGGGCAAACTCCTCTTGGCCTGCTTGAAGGCTCGTGGGTGATTGGCTTCTTTAGGGACGCAGATACGAAACAAGACGCAGTAATACTCGGGAGTTTGCCTGGCAGACCTACGCAGAGTGGTGCTCTCAATGCGGCCGAGGGCCTAGGCTTCTCGGACCCTAATGGCACCTACCCACGTTACGCAAATGAATCAGATGTTAATAGACTAGCACGGAATGACACAGACAATCAGAGCATTACGCTAGAGGCTCGTAAGACATTTAGAGCGGCCTCTTATACAAATGTACCTAGTGCAAATATATTACCTATTGCAGATGGCATAGTAGATATAGCACAGTCGGAGGGTGATGTGTGGTCCTTACCTGAGAATACATACGCAACTGAATACCCATACGGCCATGTATATGAAAGCGAATCAGGCCACCTATTAGAGTTTGACGACACGCCTAACAAAGAGCGTATTCTATTATACCATCACAGTGGTACTGAAACAGAAATCACGGCCGAAGGAACAAAGAACGAAGTAAACAAAGATTCAACTCATACGATAACCGAGAA